TGTTTCAGTTTAGAAACAATTTTCTCTCCATACTCGTCACCATGACCAGCTTGGAATAATCTGGGTTTTATCGCATCGACAGGGGCCCACCCATTTGAATCGTATGTTCGAATAGCAGCCTCTTCGGTGAATAGTGCATATCTGGTTGAGGAATACCAAGTATCCTCACTAGGAACTTGTCCAAAGATCCGATATAAGCACATGAGAAAATTGGAACGAGGGATGTCTGTAAATGTGCAAACATCATCTCCAGATTGGATGGAATCAGGATCATGAAGTCCATTCCAACTGTCCAAGAATGATTGTAATTCGTGATGATGACTTACGATGTATTCATCGATCTCGACTACTGTCATTATTTCGCAATCCAAATCAGGAAATGCGAGCTTCATTTGTATGCTCAGGCCGCGGATGCAACCTGACATAACATTTAAGAATGTTCCAGAGAGATTCTCCCCCATCATAATTCCACAAAGGTGTCTAAATAATGATGGAGGGAAAAGATCTTTCATATCCTCCGGAATATGAAAGTCCCTCTCGGAAACTGCTAAGTCCAAGGCAAATTGTAAGAATGACCATGATGGTGTTCTATCAAAAGACCTGAAGTATCCTTTTAGGAGACTTTGAATGACTTTTCTCGGAGTTGTGTCGGTCGAACAAGTTAAATCAACACTATCCGCATATTCTGGAATACGGGACTTCTTCCTAAAATCCATAGGATTTCGACCCCCGATACTCTTAATGAATTTATATAACTTCATGGGTTCCTTCAATCCAATCCGGATTGATTCATCAGACCAGATGATTGGGTCCACCATGTGTCTAGCGACTTGACTTATAACTGATACACATAGTCCAGTTATAGTGATAGTCCGAGTTTTCCATCCCTCTTCAGGACATGGACATACTCTTGTCGTCACTGACGAATCCTCTGAAATCCTAATAGTTGGTTTAGTATACGCTAAACATGTTCTATTAAACTCGAGGTCTTCCCCTGAAAATTCGTAATTTACATTTTCAGAATCTCTTAAATAGTTCATTGCCCAGAGTAGGCCAATGTAACCTAGTCTCTCATCCACTTCACCAGTTGGATTATTGACTTCAGAGATATATAAACATTGGAGTAGTTTGACATCGGGATCATAATCTGATACCCTGATGGCACATTTTCCTAGTATGTCGTACAAATCATATAGAGGTTGCTCTTGAAAGAATTGTTGACATGTAGTCTCACAGAATTGTGCGATAATTCTATCCCGCATTTCTTGAGTTTTCCCGTCATTTTCATGGGTATAATCCTTTGAAGATTTAGTACTTGCTGCCCAAGCCGCTCCTGCCAAAGGAGTTTTCATCTTGAATTGGCTTCCGAACGCAAGTCCGACGTGTGTCAAGTCAAAATCATGTTGTTTTGTGTTACTAACATGTTGACCAAACTTCTTGATTGAAGCCTGGAGTTCTTCCTGACCAACAGGCTCAGGAGAACAACGGCTTATGTTCGATACTTGAACCAGCTTACTCAACTCGAGGTAAGAAGGATTAAGCATCAGAGATTTATGGAAGATTAGATCCGTCAAGAATATTGGGATCGGTCTATTACCATTGCATTCAATGATTTCATTAATCGTCGACTTCAAAAGACAGTCTGTCGAAAATCGAAACTCATGTTCCAGTCTTGAAGCGATTCTTGTATAACCCACGTGGTTGACTTGAGCTCGTCTAGTCCTATCCTCGTTAGCAAGAATGTTTCTAACTGATTTATTCCAAGCCTTGATCAACTTCGAGAAGTTTCGAAGTGCCCACTGCTTTTGGGAATTTAACACGCAATGTAATTGTCTGCGGGTCTCGATAATGGTATAGTCGTCGACCCCAGCAATAGAAAGCGTGATGTAGATGGAAAACCAGGTGAGATCAGCCGCTCGGCAGACTCTCCTCGTTAATCCTTCAGATGCAGGAAGTATTGAAAGATCAATCTTCTGCTCGATATGCTGTTGTATAATCTTTGCCCTTCGCGTGACGTTTTTCACTCCCATACTCACGTATGGGCGAGGCGGTTCTTAACGAGAGCCGATTTATACGAACAACGACTGATAGTTTTTGACTTTTACGATGTGCTCAGTAAGACACACGTAAATATCTCAGACGAAAGAATTAAGATACTACCCTCTGAGAAAGGTTAGTAAATTCAGTTCCCAGGAACTGGTTTGCTTAAAA